AACCACGCCACGAATACGATGGTGGAAATCAACAATGTCGCAACAAACAGTTTCATGCCACCATCGTATCAGTTTCGGGCGTCGTTGTCAAATAGATGTATCAACTATTTTGATCGAAGAAGATCTTGCGGCTGATCGTTGCCATGATATCATCCACTTTGACCGGCTTGATGCGGTGGAGCACGTCGTATTCAGTTCCAACAAGAGCGCCGAATTCGATCTCGTATTCATCGAACCCGGAAAGGTATCGAACGTAAACGTAGTCGATTGTTTTTGCGTTGGTGACCCTGAAGCGAACACCATCGCCCATTGAGATAGGAGTTTGACCTCCCCACATTTTGAAAACGGTATTATTGGCCTTCGGCCCTGTAAACAGATCGGTAAGATTGTTTGTGAATTTTGTCTTCATTCTGCCTTTGCACATCTTGGAGTGCAATTTCCGGTATAGATTTGGGATACTGACCGGGGAACGGCAGGTGCTTTGGGAGCACGATTTGAGTCTAGCAGAAATTCCGTGGCTGCGTCAAGAGTGGTTCAGATTTTTCTGTAATTCCATAGAGACTCTATAGAGACTATATTATTCCTTGCGTTGCATTCGATATTGTACAAGGCTTTTGGATTTTGTCAAGAGCGGCCCGTCGAAGGTGTCAGTCGGAGGTCTACATAATGATGGTACATCTATCATGTCAACTCCAGTCACTCCGCTCATTGGAATCTATGCGAATCAACCGACTGACCTGAATTTTCTCATCACCAATCGGTTCCGTTTAGTCTTACGTCGAGCACCAAGTTGCGTCTACTTCGTGCAGCAGTGCAACCTACCAGGATTTTCGATGGACAATGCAACCCAGGCCACCAGCTTCATCCAACTGCCGGTTCCTGGTGACAGAATCCACTACAACGATTTTACCATCAGCTTCCCGGTTGATGAAGAGATGCGGAACTATCGGGAGATCGCTGACTGGATCATCGGCCTGGGTTTTCCGAAAGAGTTTGGTCAGTACGAAGACTTACACGATTCAATGGATGGCATCTGGTCTGACATCGGCCTTATCATCTTAGATGCCGATCAGAATCCGCTGCATGTCGTTAAGTTCGCTAATGCGTTTCCGGTGTCTCTAACTGACATAAGTTTTGACAGTAAGGGTGAAGATACGGTCATCCCGATGGTGACGGCCACTTTCAAGTATTCGTACTGGCAATTCGATGAAGTCAATGTTGGATCGACCACTGTGACACAAGCCGATTTGGACCATTCCTAAGCCCTTGACAAAATCCATTTCCGTGTTCCAATGGTAATCAGTGATAGTTGACATAGAGCTTACCCTGAACCGTTTCGGGTTTCGCCGGATGCCGCCCAACAAGATTCAAATCGGATGGTTTCGTCTGGCGTATTGGGAGATTCCCGGCAAGCACGCTATCAGCTTTGAAATAAACTGGCGCACATGAATATTGACGAACTGTTTGAAATGGTAGACACCGATCTTGGGAAACCACTTCGGCGTGACATGACCGATTGGGAAGCCAGCCGCCTTCCTTCCCTGCTCGTGAAGTACCGTAAAATTCTCTATTACGAAAAGCTCGAACTGGAGCGCATGAAGAGCGCCATGATGCCTCTCCTGCGCTTCAAGAAGGAATACTACGGCGGCAAGTGCGACCCCGAAGTCTACAAGAAACATCCATTTGACATAAAGCTGGAAGGCAAGACAACCAAGATCAAAGCTAAAGATGGCGTCAACGTCCCTGAGATTATCAAGGACGAAATTTCGATGTACGTGGAAGCTGATCCTGATGTCATCAAAGCCAAAGAATTGGTCACGGCGCAGCAAGAAAAAGTTGACTTCGTGAAGGACCAGACGAACGAAATTAGCAAGCGTAGCTACAGCATAAGTAATATCATCAACACCCAAAGGTTCAAGGCTGGACTGGACAAACTAGGTGATACGATTGACCTGTCTGAGCCTGAAGACTAGGAGAAAGGACGTGGCAAAGAAAACAACGAAACAAGACGAAAATACGAAGAAAACCCCGAAGACGACGAAGAAAACCGAAGGCAACTTTTTTGACGACCTGTTGAAGAAAGTTGGTGTAGACATGCCGGTAGCGGCTGATGTTGACCTATACGACAACATCAAGTTTTATGACACTGGATCATATGCACTGAATGCCGCAATTTCAGGATCGACCAGCGGCGGCATTGCAAGCAAAGTAACAGCATTGGCTGGTGAAGAATCAACTGGCAAAACCTACATTGCTCTTCAAATCATCAAGAGCTTTTTGACCGCCCACGAAAAGGCGCACGCATTCATTTTCGACTCAGAAGATGATCCTTCAAAGGGCGTGGCAAGCCTCGTGGAACGTGACATCGACCCGAAGCGTGTTCACATCATGCGTGTGAAGACCATTCAGGAATTCCGCAACTCGATTATCCGAATTCTCAATGGCTACTTGGAAACACCAGCCGACAAACGTCTGCCGATGTTCATGTGCCTGGATTCTTTGGGTAATCTCTCTACTCACAAAGAAGTCACTACTATCGACAAGGAATTAGTAAACGACAAGGGCGAAGACGTAGCCGATATGACTCGTCCGAAGTTGATTCGTGGCTTGTTCCGTGTACTTTCCATTAAGTTGGGCGAAGCCGGTGTGCCGTTGCTTATCACAAACCATACTTACGACTCTCAGAACGCTTACGCTACACAGAAGGAAATGGCTGGCGGTGGTGGTTTGAAGTATGCAGCATCTACGATCATCTTCTTGTCGAAGAGCGCATACAAAGAAGGCGACGAAATTAACGCTAAGGAAAAGGGCCGGGAAGTCATCGGTGTAAAGCTGACTGCTTACATCGAAAAGAGTCGGTTCACCAAGAACGGAAAATCTATCCAATTGCTGCTTCACCATGAAAGTGGTCTGGATCGTTATTGGGGTTTGTTCGACTTGGGTCTGAAGCGTGAGTTGATTGTCAAGGACGGCAACTACTATACGTTCCCGGATGGACAGAAGGGAACCCGTAGGGAAATCGTCTACAGTCCCGCAAAATATTTCGATCCTAACGCAGCCGCTTTTGACGAATTGTGTCAGAAGGAATTTCGATTCGGTAAGGGCGAAATTACTCCACCTAACTTAGAGGACGAACCCGAAGAGGAAGCTGAAGAATCAGTGGAATCGGCGGAAAATTAAGTCCCTAAATATGAGTAATGACAAGATCCGAAGCAAGAGCTATTGGAGCAACGCAGTGTGAGGGACGACCATGCTATCGTTGCGGAACTACGAAAAAATGGTCTAACAACTCAAGCTGTGTAAAATGTCAATATGATAGGCAACACACACCGGAATACAAAAAGCAAGAGCGGACTCCCCGACGTAAAGCTCAAAAAAGAGCCATAAAAATCAAGTGTTTTTATGGTATCACCGAAGAGCAATACCAGGAATTGATGTCTACTCAGTCCGGTGTGTGTGCCATATGCAAACGTCCAAATGTTGCTGGCCGACGCTTAGGCGTAGATCATGACCATATCACAAATGCTGTGCGAGGTCTACTTTGCATCAATTGTAACTACGGGTTAGGTTATTTCAAAGACAACCCTGATCTGTTGATTGCAGCCATCAATTATCTAAAGGTGGCGGTATGAGCGAAGAAGTCAGAATCACAAAATTCGATGAATCGTACATTCAAATCCATGCAACTCGTGCAGTGTTAATGGAGTTGAGTGACCGTTTCTCTTTTACCGTGCCGAACGCCAATTTCTTAACGTCAGTCAAGAACAAATATTGGGACGGCAAGATTCGCCTATTGAATCTGAGGTCGGGAAAGCTGTATCTTGGTCTGCATACTCATGTGAAAGAATTCTGCGAAAAGAACGGATACGAGTGCATCTATGACGATCCAATTGACGTAGAAAATCCCTTCTCTGTGGACGAATTCAAGCGCATGATAGCGGCGCTCAAGCTCTCTACAATGACTGAGGAAGGCCGGGTAGCCATTGTACCGCACGACTACCAAGAGCAAGCTGTCATTCACGCTATCCAAGCTCGTCGCACGTTGTTATTGAGTCCTACTGCCAGCGGCAAGAGTCTCATGATCTACCTTTTGCTGCGCTACTACCTTGCCACCACAAAGGGCAAGGCTCTTATCATTGTTCCCACTTCAAATCTTGTCCAGCAGATGTACGAAGACTTTGGCGACTACTCTGCGAACATCACCTGGAATGTGGAAGACAATTGCCACATGATCTTTGATGGCAGCGACAAGTACACAGACAAGCGAGTGGTGATTTCCACGTGGCAAGCTCTGGCTGTGAAGGAACGTCTACCTAAAGAAATTTTGGGAGAGCTTCGTGAACAAGGCAAGACCGAGAGTCAAATCAAGGCCATCATCAAGAAGTACAACAAGACTGCTCCGTACATTTTGGACGAAGATTATTTCGTTGAATTTGATACGGTGTTTGGCGACGAATGCCATCTATTCGCATCGGAAGATCAGCAGGGCGGCGGCGAACTGATTGAGATCATGTCGAAGCTCTCCAATGCCAAGTACAGAATCGGCACCACCGGCACACTTCGTGACTCGAAAGTTCACCATCTGATTTTGGAAGGTATTTTTGGCGGCGTGTATCAGACGACCACCACAAAGGAAATGATGGACCGAAAGAAGGCCGCACAACTTTTCATCAAAGTTTTGGAGCTTCAGTACCCGCAAGAAGAGCGCAAGGCAATGCGGAAAAAGACCTACCAAGAAGAAATGGAATTTTTGATCGGTCACACGTCCAGGAGCAGATTCATTCGCAATCTGGCGCTATCTCTCCGTGGCAATACCCTTGTTCTGTTTGAGCGGGTCGAAAAGCACGGCAAGATCCTTCACAAAATGCTGGAAGAAAAAATTGCCGATGGCCGGAAGCTGTTCTTTGTTCACGGCGGCACAGATGCAGAAGACCGCAACCTCGTCCGCA